CTGTATCGGATAAATCAGAGTTAAGTGGTATAGCACCCAAAACATAACTAGACTGCTTATTTGCTTGATCATTAATAGACTTTGTATTATCGTCCCCAGCAACTTCCCACAATAATACTGGTTTGTATATCCATGTTTTTTCCTGATCAATAATGCTTGCTTGCCTAATTGATCCATATGTTTTTTGAATATATCTTGTCTTATAGTTAATACTTCCATCATTAAAAATTTCATTATTTTGAGAGTTAATAGAAATTATGTTTGCAAGTTTTTCATTGGTAGTTTTGTTATTAATTGCACCTTCTTCAATAAAATCTTTGGTACCATAAAATTCAAAATCAGTTTCTCTTTCTGACTCTTTTGGAAGAATGTAATTTTTACTCATCATTACAAAATTATTATATTCATCAAAGAACATTGCTGTCTGTGTTGATATCGCTAATTGATTTAATAGTTCAGCAACGCTAGTGTCTGGCGGAATAAAGAAGTATGGAATAATCTGATCAACTTCACCATCTACTCTTTTAAATGAATAGTTGGTAAAACCAATTGAATCTAAAAGTGTTGAGACTGCATAACTAAGAGATACATTTGTAACTAGCAGTTGTGGGGCATTGATTGATTCTAGGTAAAAGAATAGATCTCTTAATTTTAAAGAAACTTGTCTTGTTTCATTGTTTGACTCTGGAAAACCTTCTGTATACATTGTCTTAATTGGAACAAAATAATCATACCCATTTACATTCATAATTATTTCATAAAACTTAACTTGTATATTTTTAGTTATATAGTTTTTAATAATACTGTTGTTATTATTTGGATTAAATGCTTGATCGTAGTCAAATAGTTTTAGGGTTCCATTTGATGCAAGCAATTGACCAACTGGAAGGCCAGAAGATCCTAAATCAGATGCCGTTTTTGTTATTGAAAAATCAACTGTCTTTCCTGATAAATCTACAACTAATCTTGGTGATAGTTCAATTAGATCAAAAGTTGAGTCAGCCCTTGTCATTGTATCAACAACAATTCTTAAGCCATTAATATAATCAAACTCTCTATACATTGGCAAACCATCAGATGCATTTAAGTACTGAATTGGAGATGTTGTATCTGTAACAAAGTTAGTTAATCTATCTACTGTTTCTTCACTTACATACCAGCCATATGTTGGAACAAAGGTCTCATACTTATCTGATACCCAAATATGATACGTGCCCAAAGAATCTTCATTTTCTTTAACTAAATATGCATAACCATTTATTGATGTTTCTGGTAAAGTTGATGTTGTAGCATGTTCTTCTGCTCTAATAAATGTATCTTGATATTTATCTGGAACGATTAATCCATATGCTAGTTCTACGTATCCATCTGAACCAATTATTGGTGTACCGTTTTTTCTTCTTGTGCTTGCATCAAATTTCTTTATGTCAACCCAGTTATTATTTTTAAGTGCTTGAATCTTCCATTTAACTGGTGTCTTTTTATTTGCATCACCATAGAATGGGTCTGAGAATGATTTAGAAGATGTTGAAAATGGACCAAGGTCAACAGAGCCAATATGTGTTTGCATTTTTACTACAACTCTATTTACTGGAATTTTATTTTTATAAACAACAAATGGTGCTGTATCCTCAATGAAGTATTGGCCATTTAAGGTTTTATTTGCAACACCGTACTCAGAACCATTTTCAGTTCTATAAGATGTCCAGTATTTAAAGTAATCGCCTTTATCTGGCATATAATATCTTGGTCTTTTTGCCATATCTGAATTAGCATTATGAATATATGAGTTTGAAAAATAAGAAGACTTATTAATACCTGATCTTGGTCTAAATTTATAAAAACAGTTTTCTAGCGAATAAAGTAATTTAATGTATTCTTTTCTAGAAGTAAGTAGTGTTGGCTGATTTATATCGTCCATTCCGCCATCAATTGTTACATCAGCATCGGTTGCTCCATAGTAAAACGGGACCTGTGTATTTTTGTCTTCTCCATCATTAAAACTAGAAATAATATTTTTATATACAGAACTATCTTGTGTTGGTCTATATCTATAATTGCCAATCTTTTGAATATTTTCTGGTATGTTCATATTCCACTCAGCAATTACAGCAGAGTTAGTTCTAATAACTGAAGATGTTTGAAGATGATTTTTTAATTCATCATTTTGAAACATTCTATGCCTCTTCCAGGGTTACTGAGATATTCCAAAAATCATGATTACTTCCGCCACGCTTTTGTACGCTATAAGAAAAATCACTAAAAAACATTTCAACCAATTGATTATATTGTCCAAGATGTCCATAGTCTGCATCATCTTTTCCAAAATTTGAATATTTATCATATGCTAGATATACCCAAAAAGATCCCTGATGGTTTTCATACCAATCAAGTAGTTCAACTCCACCAGCACCACCATCAGAAGTATATTCTAAAGAGTTCTTTTCTTTTACTAATGGCTTTCCATTTGATGGATTAAACTCTGGAGCAAGTGCAAAAGATCTAGAAGGAAGCATACTCCAACTAGTAGAAATTGTCAACTTGTCTGCAACATGATAAGAACGCATTCTGCCATTAATCATTCTTTCACGCTTTTCAATTCTGGTTGGTTTAAAATCAATCGGCTGTCTATTATCATCTGAAAGAATTAAAAATTGATTAAATGTGGATTCGTCTGTTTCTGATCCAGTTGTTGATCCAACCTCATAGCCATTTGGAACATAAACACCATTAACTAGTGTGCCAGAGTTTTCTGACCATAACATTGCTTGTGGTCTTTGATACTTTCTTCTACCAGACATATAGGCAGCAGCATTTGGGTTAGTAGCCATTATAGTTTATTACCTCTTAATCTCATAGAATCTACTTGTTTAATCTTAGTCATTACTGTATTTGCAATATCATTTGCATTAGCATCAGACTTAACATTTACTGTCAACTCATAATTATACACTGATCCAAGTTGTTGTGAACCGTTATTAATGGCTTTCATGGTTCCCGTGCCATAATTATCAACAGCATATTTACTCATAACAAATTCCCCTGGTGTAAGCATTGCTGGTACTGTATCTGTACCCTTAGCAAATCCACCTATAGCAAAATATTTAGGAACAAATCCACCAGAAGAATATCCACCTCTTCTTCCACCAGGAAACATTGCAGCATCTGCAGCAACCCTTGCAGCCTGTGCTTTTTCTTGAGCAGCAACCTGTGCTTGATATGCCAATCCTTGTCCAGTCCATCTAGCAGTCATGGCTGCATCTGCAGCAGACATTCCAGTTCCAACTAAAGAAGATGCCATTGCGTTAGCAACAACTGATGGAGTTAAACCTGCTTTTACTGCATCTGAAACAGCAGTATTAACATCATCTGTAGTTTTTGCAAGAGCAAAGGCAACCATTGCGTTTGCTTGATTTGCTGCTGCATCTGCCTCTGGTGTTGTTGTAGTTTTAGGTTTAGTTACAGGAGGCGGAGTAAAATTATTTTGCTGTGTTGTAACACCTGATGGAACTCCTGCAGCATATTGCTGAATCTTTGACAATATTGAAGCCCACATATTATTAATTGCTGTTGCAGATGTTAATAGTGCACCAAATGCTGTATCTAGATTCTTTGATGCAAGTGCAGATGCATCAATCTTTGCAAATGTCAAATCCCATTCTCCACGAGTTTGTCCCATTACCTTTAATGAAGCAACCTGCTTATCTATTTGATTTTGCAGAACAATATTTTCATATGTCAGTGCATCTATGTTTGTTTGAATTGGACGAATCTTTGTATTTTCAATATTATAAATTTCATCTTCTTTTGTTTTAATTTTAGCAAGTTCTGCATTTTGAAGTTGTTGCAAGTTATAAATTTCATCTTGCTTTGCCTTAATGTCTGCAACAATTTTAAGTCTTGCTGGATTATTTTCCATTGCATAAAGTTTTTGAGCATTTTGATATTGTTGTTCTTGAATTTGTATTTCTGTCAAGCCAGACTGTGGACCCTTTAGTCTTCCTAAAGCATTTTGTCGTGATTGTTCAAGGGCATCCATTTGTGATGTAGCATATTGATCAGCATTGGCCTGTCTCATTTCTTGTGCAGCCTGTGCTGCTGCAGCAATATCACCCTGAGTCAATGCATCAGCAAGACCAAGTTGTCTTCCCTGTTGAGCAATTATCTGATCATTAACAGCCTTGACCTCATTAAGGTTTTTAACTTGTTCATCATAAGATTTATTAACAGCATCTGCTTGATGAGAAATAATAGCAAGATCATTTCCATAAATTGTGTTTTGATCTTGAATTGCCTGCATTGCACGGTTGCCAAATATTGGACTTGTTTCAAGTTGTCTATCTAATGATTCTACTTGAGTATTAAGGGCCTCTATTGGTCTTGTATATGCAATCTCAATGCTTCTTTGTGCATCTGCTATTGATTGATTAATGTCAGCAACTTGTTTTTGGAATGGAAGAAGTTGTGCTTGATAATCTGCAATTTTTTGATTATTTGAATCTAGTTGTTGTCCAAGTGGTCCATTCTTAATCAATGCCTCTTGTACAGAGAACATTTCATTTACTAGTTGTCTTCCTTCTTCTGCAGCACCTGCAAAATCTCCCATTGCAAGTTTTACACGAATATCAATCGATTTCTTTTCTGCGATTGAATCAATATAATCTTTTATGTCTCCTGCTTCAATCTTTCCATCTTTAAGGTCTTCAATTAAGTACTTTGCAATATCAGGATCTGACAAAGCCTCATTAATTTGATCAGCACTGTATCCTGCCTCTTTCATAGATTTTGCTAGTCCTGGGGCATTCTTTGAAATAGCAAAGTCTGAGTTTGCCTGTCTTGCTTTTGTTAGTGCATTAAGTCTTGAAGTTGCATCAGATGCTGCCTGAGCGTCTGCAATGAATTTCTTCATTTCTTCAGAACCCTTTTTACCAACCGCACCTGATGCAATACCTGCTGCTATTGCAGAATCTTCTACAGTTTTTAATGCATCGGATGTGCTCATTCCAGAAGCAATAAGAATTTTAAATGCTGCATCTTGATTTTTTGTTGTTTCTAAAACTTCTTTTTGTGCAACATTAAATTCACCGATTACGGCTTCACGGTATGTTTGCATTACCGCTTGACCTTCTTTTGTTAATCCAGTAATGTTTGCCTTTGTTTTTTCTTTACCCTTTTCATAGGTAAACATATTCTTTCCCTTTGGCAATGATGCAAACTTTTTAAAGTCATCTGCACTCATTCCAGAAATCATATCTCTAAATTCTTTTGGAACACCAAGTTTAATCATTCTTTGTTGCAAACCATCAAATAGTGTAAACATCTTTGAAACATCTTTTTGAGCCTGCTTTCCACTAAATGCTGCAATCATAGATTTAAGTGGGGTTGTTGCATCGAAGGCTCCGTCACGAACATTTTTAATTCTCATTGCAAGTGAGTCAAGGAAGTCTAGTGGATTTGCTCCTGTTGAATTTGTATTTGAAGCAGGTCCTGGCTTGTTGCTTGGAATTGATGTTGGAACTTTGTTTGGCAATAGATCATTTGCAATCATTCCAGTAACGGCAGAGTCGGTTACTACTGATGGTATAGATTTATTTTTTCTGTACTGTGCAATTTCTGATTTTCCGATTGTTTTATAAAGTTCTATATATGTAAGAACAACACTCTTTTGAATTTTTGGATCTTTATCTTTCCACTTATCCCAATCACTTATTAAAGCCGTCATGTCTGGCATATCTGGATTTGCCTTAACTATGTCTTCTATTACAGTAAGAGTTACAGGCTCAGTTCCAATTTTACTATCTACGCTATCTAATAGTGCACTTAGTTTTTCTAGGTTTCCCTTTGTTTTTAAGAATACTTCTAAGTCTAACTCTTTACCATCAAGTTGCATTAAAGAACTTAAGGTATTCATATTATTTTCAAATGTTGCTGCACCTTCTTTTGATGTCATCT